CCAGTCTCATCTCTCCCTGAGACGGTCCGAACAGTGCCAGACTCACCGTTTTCTAAACCTGATACATTGGACTTTGATGCAAAGTGATACGGAAGTTAAACAGAGCTCACGAGGGGTCGGGCTAATTGGCAGTACCGAACCTAGAATCCACACGCCTTTATTAAAAGTTTTAAGTAAATCACAAGAAGTTGCAGATTTAGCCGAAAAGATACAGCTGCCGTTAATCCCTTGGCAACGCTGGGTATTAGATGATCTATTGTCTGTAGATGATGAGCAGAATTGGCGTAAGAAGACAGCGCTAGTCCTTGTAGCACGTCAGAATGGCAAGACACACCTAGCACGTATGTTAATCCTTAGCCATCTATTCCTTTGGGGCTCTAAGAATGTATTGGGTATGTCTTCTAATCGAAATATGGCATTAGATACATTTAGGCAAGTTGCTTACACAATAGAAGACAATCAGTTCTTAAAAGATCAGGTAAGACAGATCCGCCTAGCTAATGGTCAAGAATCAATAACATTACTTAACGGCGCAAGGTATGAGATAGCGGCAGCGACTAGAGATGCACCACGTGGTAAAACTGCAGACTTCCTATACATAGATGAGTTACGTGAATGGACACAAGAATCCTTTACAGCTGCATTACCGGTAACACGTGCAAGACCTAATGCTATGACTCTAATGACAAGTAATGCTGGTGATGGATTTAGCACGGTGCTTAATGATTTAAGAGAGCGTTGCCTATCATATCCACCTGACAATTTAGGCTTTTATGAATATAGCGCACCACAGCATTCTAAGATTAGTGATCGTAAAGCGTGGGCTATGGCCAATCCAGCATTAGGTCATTTGATTACAGAGCAGACATTAGAAGAGTCGGTAAGCACTAACAGCATAGAAGCTACAAAGACCGAGATGCTTTGTATGTGGGTTGATTCTACAGTTAGCCCTTGGGTATATGGATCTATTGAGCAGTGCAGTGATAGCACATTAGAGATACCTGTCGGACCAATGACTATAATGGCCTTTGATATTGCACCGACACGCCGATCGGGTGCATTAGTTATGGGTCAAGTACAAGATGGCAAAGTTGCAGTCGGACTTGCACAGCTGTGGCATAGTGAGATCGCTATTGATGAAGTTAAGATGGCAAGTGATATTAACGAGTGGGCACGTAAGTACCATCCGACCACAATCTGTTATGACAAATACGCCACACAGACTATTGCTACAAGACTTGAGCAAAGTGGCTGGAAATTACAAGATACATCAGGTCAGGCCTTCTATCAGGCGTGCTCAGACCTAGCAGATGGCTTAGCCAATAATCGAGTAGTGCATTCTGGTCAGACAGAGCTAGTACAGCATCTAAATAACTGTGCAGCCAAGACTAACGATGCAGGGTGGCGAATAATTAGGCGTAAGTCAGCCGGTGATGTTACAGCTGCTATATCCCTGGCTATGGTTGTAAGTCAATTAACAAAACCACAACAAACCGCGCAAATCTTTGTCTAACTTGCACCATTAGTCCGATTTATGGTATAAAGTATACATATGGGTATATTGTCAGCATTGGGTCTAACTAATAATAAGCAAACCGTAACGGCGCAATATGCCCCAGCTGTAATGGGCGATAGCCTAATTGGTTTTGGTTACAACACATTTGGTGCAGGTCCTATGGATCGCACACTTGCAACACAAGTACCAGCCGTCAATCGATGCGCTAATTTAATTAAAGGTGTTATAGGATATTTACCATTAGAGCTGTATAAAAAATCTACAGGCGAAGAATTAGCAAAGCCACTCTGGTGCGAACAGCCAGATATTCGACAGCCACGATCCGTCACTATCTCGTGGACTGTCGATAGTCTTATTTTCTACGGTGTTGCATATTGGCGTGTTACAGAAGTTTATGCAGATGATTTAAGACCATCAAGATTTGAATGGGTTGCTAACACTCGTGTAGTTGCACAATTAAATCCATTAGGCACAGAAGTTTTATATTACACATTAGATAATCAAAAATTGCCAATGACTGGCGTTGGTTCATTAGTTACATTTCAAGGATTAACACAAGGTGTATTACAAACAGCAGGTCGCACAATACAAAGTGCGCTAGATTTAGAGAAGGCTGCAGCTGTAGCAGCACAAACACCAATGGCAACAGGATTCTTAAAAAACACTGGTGCAGATATGCCAGAGTCACAAGTACAAGGATTATTAGCAGCTTGGAAGCAAGCACGTCAATCAAGATCAACTGCATACCTAACTAGCACATTATCTTATGAGACTGTTGGATTTAGCCCTAAAGATATGATGTATAACGAAGCATCACAATATCTAGCCACACAAATTGCCAGAGCAATGAACGTGCCGGCGTATTACATCTCTGCAGATATGAATAACTCTATGACTTACCAAAACATTATTGATGGTCGCAAAGAGTTCGTAGCATATTCATTACAGCCTTATATCTGTGCTATTGAAGACAGATTAAGCATGAACGATATAACGGCTAACGGCCACACTGTGCGTTTTAACATCTCAGAAACTTTCTTACGATCAGATGATAAGGCAAGATTAGAGACAATAGAGAAAATGCTAGCTCTTGGACTTATCGATATAGATGATGCAAAGGAAATGGAAGACCTAACACCTAACGGAAATCAAAGCGGCGATGCTGAGTACATCAACAGCGCAAAAGGAGAAAATGCATGAGTGATATACAACAAGCCAATATACCTGCTAGCACTGTAACGCTATTAGCGTCAGCTGCTCGTACTGCAACAGTTACCGGCACAGCCGTTAAAGGCCTATCTGCCGCAAGATTATTAGTAATGCAATTGAACGTTAGCGCAGCTAGCGGCACATTACCCACCTTAGACGTGGTAGTGCAAGACACAGTAGATGGCACAAACTGGAATACTATTGCTACATTTACACAAGCAACAGGCGTTACACGAGAAGTAATTAGATTAACTACCGCATTTACCGATCAATTAAGAGTAGTCGGCACAATCGGTGGTACTACCCCATCATTTACGTTTGATGTCTTAACATGGGCGGATTCAAATTGATTCTTACATTTAGCAGCCAAATAGAAAGCGCTGATGGCGAGCGCAGAGTTATCGCAGGCAAAATTGTGCCGTTTGAAACACCTGGCAATACCAGTGTTGGCAAAGTAGTCTTTGCTAAAGGATCAATAGATGTAGGCGATCCTGGCAAGATCAAAATGCTTATGCAACACCGCAACGATAAGCCTATTGGCCGTATGCAAAAGTTCAATGAGCAAGAAGATGGTATTTACGCTAGCTTTAAGATCAGTGCATCTATGCAAGGATCAGATGCGTTAATGCTTGCATCAGAGCAGTTAATAGATGGCTTATCTGTTGGTGTAGATGTAATTAAATCATCACAGAAAAAAGATTATATTTATGTAACTAAGGCAACATTAAAAGAAGTTAGCCTTGTTGAGTCACCAGCATTTACAGAAGCACAAGTAACTAAAGTTGCCGCTAGCGAAGGCGAAGCGGATGCAACAAATCAACCAACTACGGAAAGTGAGGCACAAGTGGACAACACCACCGAGCCAACAGCAGTACCAGTGGTAGAGGTTGCTCCAGTAGAGGCCGCACGCCCAACAATTAGTGCATCCTTCTACACAGAGCCTCGCTCACCAATCAGAACACAAGCACACATGCTTGAACACAGCATCAAAGCAAAATTAGGTAACCACGAATCAGCAACATGGGTAATGAAAGCAGAAGCAGATGTAGCAAAATTCTTAACTGCTGCAGATGATTCATTTACTACTAACCCAGCATTCAGTCCAACACAATTTGTGCCAACAGTAGTTGATACACTTATTGGATCACGCCCAGCAGTAGACGCAATCGGTTCACGTGCGCTACCAGCTGCAGGTATGACAATTTCAGTACCTAAGATCACTACTTCAGGTACAGTTGCAGAAACAGCAGAAGCAGCAGGACCTTCAGAGACAGGTATCGTATCTTCATACGTAAACCTAACTGTTAAGAAGTATGCTGGACTACAACGCTACAGCTTAGAAATT